TCCCGCGAATAGCGCTCCAGGGCCGCCTTGATATTTCGATAGCGCGCCAGAACCGCTAACTCATTATTATCAGCCGATAACAGGTTGTCTACCTGCGCCTTGAACGTGTCCAGCGTGATCGCCATGGCTCACACCGCGTACCCGGTCACAGAGAACGTATGGCTGGCGTTGGCGTTGGCGTTGGCCTCTACCACCGTCCAGCGGGCGCGCATCTGCGAACCGAACGCCGCCGGCCGCACCACGCCTGACGAAGCATCCGTGGTCACATTGATCACAGCCGTGCCAGGCGCTGCCGGGTCCAGGATAGCAAACTCTTTCTTCGCTGCCCCATTCCCCGCCTGCTGGGTGAAGTGGATCGCATTGATCCAGGTTGCCCCGATCAGCACGTCCACATACACGTCCAGCGTGTCGCCGGCCTCGGTTGCGCTGGCCGTAATATCCAGCAGGACAACAAACCGTCGCCGCCCGCCATTGAACACGACCGGTGTCCCGGTTGCCCCCGCCACTACAGTCCTGGCCGCGCTGGCCGCCAGGGTGAAATCCTCGCCCAACTGGCGCGAGTGCAGCCCCTTCAACAGAGAGGTCACCGTCGCTTGTGCAGTCGGATCAGTGACTGCCGCGTCATCCCATGTGCCAATAGTCATATCTCACCTCTTAGTTTTCGCCCTGGCAACAGGTTTCCTGGCCACCGGTTTATCGGACACAACCACCACCGGTTCTGGACTCAAGGCTTCAGCCGTTTCCTGACTTGGACTCGAGGCTTTAGCCGGTTCTGGACTTGGACTCGAGGCTTTAGCCAGTTCAGGACTCGAGGCTTCAGCCAGTGGAACGTGAAACACCTTGATCCCGCCAATTCCATAATCCACCAGGACTCTATAGCCCTCATCCTCTGGCCTGGCGCTGATAATCTGCCCGCTATCGACTCCTAAATGCCTTGCAATGGCTTCTTTATCCATACACCCTCCGCATGTAGGGGCGAGGCATGCCTCGCCCTTATTCGCCAGCGCCCCTCCACCAAGGTTCATTCAAGGGGAATGGCCGCAATCGCGTGATCTATTGGCCATTCCCCCATTAACCATAAGAGCAGGGAGGGGCACCCTTATGGTTACGCACTCTCGCCGACATAACCCAGCACGGTGATGCTGACCTGCTGGGCTGCGGTCCCTGCGGAGCCGTCATAGTCCAGGGTCAGGGTCACCAGCTCGTCGGCGTCGATCTGGGTCAGCGAGCAGTCGATCTCTTTGGGATCGCCGTCGCCGATGGTCGTGGCCGAAACAGTCGCCCCGCCGCCCACCGCCAGGGTGGCGTCAGAGTCATTGACCGCGCTGGCCTTGATCTTATCGATCACCCACGGGTGCGACAGCTCACAGTAAATCAGGTGGTTCGCCGCCAGCGTCCCCGGGATGAAATAACTGAAGAGGATCGATCTCTCTCTCATGGTCTTTGTTCTCCTGTTTCATTCTGGCCGTAGGGGCGAGTCTGTCCGACCTACTGGTCGGCGACTCGCCCACTACAACCATGTTAGTATCGGCAGTCAGGCGGGCGTGAAAACTCCTGACATCTCCCGGGCTTTCGCCTGCCGGTTTTCTCTGAACAGATAAGGCATCTTATTGGCATGCCTCTTCAACATTCAAACGTTCCGACGCTTACACATTCGACTTGTGCAGCGGCCGGAAATCGCTTACCGGCAGGCAGTCATAAGTCGCCGAGAAGCGGAAGGTCATCATTCTGACCTTGTAGCGGAGAGTGTCGTTGGTGAACATCGCTCCCGCCGCCTCGCTGTCCGCCGTGAACAGCGCTGGCGCAACGTTCCCGCGCAGATTGATATCCCAGATCGCCGGGTATTCACCCGGGTCAGCCGCCAACGCCCAGTTGTTGGTGTCGGTCCAACCCGGAACCACCACCACCTCGAACTTGCCCTGGAACTGGTTGCGCGTCTGGATGCCCGTGGTTCCGGCAGCGTTTGCCTCCGGCACCAATTCGGAATTGCGGATCTCCAACGCCGTGCTCTCCAGGTCGACCGGTACCAGCAGGAGCTTCGGCTCGATCAGCAGCTTCTCGCCTGTTCCGAGCGTCATGTCGGTCTGCTTGCGCATCGCCGTCCTGGCCGCCGAGAAAGCCGCATAGGCGAGCGCCGTGGTCAGCAGGTTGGCGTGCCCGCCGGCCGAGGTCACCGCCGTAGCGTTGAACAATGCTCCGGTAGTGCCCAGCACCGGTCCGGTTGCAGAATTCGTGGTGAACACAGCCGCAGCCAGCGCGCTCTTGGTGTTGAACCAGGAGGTTGCCAGCCGGGTCGGTAGCGAGCGGATAGCGTTCAACTTGTCGCGCAGCAGGCTTTCCAGCGTCACGCCGACATAGTTGCCCTTCTTCACGAAGGCTGCGGTCTCTTCCTCGTCCGCCCAGGCCAGCTCGGTGTAGGCCTGGCCCTCATCGACCACGCTCAGCGTCGAGAGTCCATACACCCGCACCAACGTCGCCTGGTCGATCGAATCGACCTCTTCAGTGCGCACGATCGGGCTCCACCACTGGTGCCGCTTGGCGTAGTCGGCTGCCAGCAGCACGTTCAGCGCGTTCTTGACGATGCTCGACATCCCGGAGGTTGTCACCGCCTCGTAAGCCCGCTGGTCCGAGAACGGGTCGCCGCCCAGCAAGCCCCGCGTCCACTCCGAGAGCGAGTACAGGCCATAGTTGGGCCGCCCAGCCTTGATCCAGCCATGATACGACTCCGGCACGCGCTCCTTGACGAATTCCTTCTCCGCCTTCTCCAGCGCCCGGAATTCGGTGTTGCCGGCCACCAGCCGCAGGAATTCGGCTTCGTACTTGTCCTTCTCGTCGAAAGACACTCCGAGCCGCCCATTGCCCGCGCCAGTCACCTGACCGCTGGGATCCTGGCCTGCCTGGGCTTCCTTCACCCGGGTGATGAACTTCTCCAGCTTGGCTTTCTCAAAGACCTGCCCGTCCGGGAATGCCTCCATCACCAGGGCGACGTAATTCTCGGGCAGCTTGGCTGCTGCGACCGCCTTGTCCCTCATGATCTGGCACTCCAGCTTGCGCACCGCTTCCATAGCCGCATTCGGCTCTGGACTCGAGGCTTCAGCCGGTGGACTCGAGGCTTTAGCCGGTTCCTGTGGACTCGAGGCTTTAGCCGGTTCTGGTTCTGGTTCATCTTCCACCATAGCCGCCTCGGCCAGGTGCTTCACCAGCGTCTTGACGACTTCCGCCTCGCTGACGTTGGTGGCAATCGCCGCGTTGAGCGCCGCTTCGATCAGCGCCTCACGCCGCTTCGCTCCCACTTTGCTGTTGGCGAGGGCTTCCGTCACAAACTGGGAGATTAACTTCTTGAGCTCTTCTTTCTCCATGGTACTTGTCTCCTCTCTTACAGATATATTTGCCGCAATAAGACGGTTGAAGCCCCCGCCTGCGGCAGGTTCGGCGACTACATCGACGCTGAAGATGCGATTGAAACCCGTCACTACCGGCACCTGGTGGCCCTCGTGAACTGCCACGCGCTCGATAGGCGAGGTGTCAATGCTCAATCCGATCGTGCCCAAGACTCCCTGGTCCCAGGCATTCTTGAGTTTCTTGGCCAGCGCCTCTTCCACGACCTTGAATATCCCCATCAGTCGTTTCTTCTTCTCGTCCCACTTCGGGCTGACGATCGACCCCATCCATTCCTCGCTGACCGAGCGCATTCCCTGCCGTTCCTGGAATTCCTCGTCCGTCAAATGGTTGTCGTAGATCTTCACCCCTTCCCACAGCGGGACGCTTTCCTTAAGTGCTTCGACCGCATACAGCCGGCCGTTCTTGCTTTTCACATACTCCACGCCATCGATGGTGACCAGGTCATCGGCCTCTTTCGCCCCGATGATCGTGATCTCCCATTCCCGGCCTTCGAACTTGCCATTCTTCTTCGGAGAGATTTCCACCTCCCGGAATTCGTGGGTGCGTTGCTGCCTCTTGGCTTCCTCCGCTTTCGCCACCCAATCCTTCTGCTCCTCCACTTCCTCCCACTCGCCGCGCTCGGCAAAGGTGATCTCGTCTTCAACCATCTGGTAGGTGACCTTGAAGTATTTGTCCGCCATCTTGGCGATGACGTAATCCTCGTAAGTCTCCACCAGCCAGCCTTCCATGCTTGGCTGCACCATAGAACCCATAGCGTATTTAGCCCGCCAGGCATCTTCGATCTCCATCAGCTGCTTGCCCAGGCTCTGCGCCTCTTTCATATTCCCCTCCATCTCATCCTTCCACTCTTTTGGAAGGGCATCGAAAAAGCCCTGGCCTTTCCGCTTGCACAGTGCAATCAGCCGCTTTTTGAAAACCTCAAAGGACTTGCTCCCCTTATAGCGCCCCCAGGACGAAACCGCATCCGACACATCGCCTGGAGTCACCACCGGGAAAGTGCGCTCATCCGAAAAGACGAAATCGCTGCCTTTCAGCTTTTCCCGGTCGACCCCTCCCCCCACGTTGGGATCGAAATCCCGCTTTTTCTTTTCAGCTTCGCTTTCCTCTTCCAGAAATCTACGCATTTCTGCCATACTTGCCTCCTGGCGTTAAACGCAAAAGCGGCGACTTAGAATCAAGTCGCCGCCAACCTTTCGGTGTCAGGCTAAAAATTATTTAATTCATCCCGTAGGGGCAAGTCCTAGACTTGCCCTTCCCCTAAAATCTTAGCACACTCGTTCACCAATGTCAACCTTTTATTCGCGTCCGCTAATACTTCTTATCCGTTCAGTATTTATCAGCGTTTGTCAGCGTTTTTCCGCGTCCCATTCATTTCTTTATATTCCGCGCTACATCCCACACCAGCTGCGTCCCGCATCCCGGGCAATACCTCCAGGCTGCCATCACCGGATACCTGCAGATCCCGCACCGCAGCGGCGTCAATACCTCCATTGCCTCCCGCGCCTGCTCGGCGTCGAAAATCGCCCTCTGCTCTGTTTTACCTGCCTGTTGATCGCATATCTCCGTCATCATACCCCCCGGCTGTTCTTCCTCCGCTCCCAGCGCCCACGCTCCCAGCGCCCACGCTCCCTGCGCCGTCCCCGGAGCTGGCTCTTCGCTCAGACCGCGTCCTCAGAGCGCGCTTCTCCGGCGGCAGCCGCAATAAATCCTCCGTCACCCGCAACACAGAAATCGCATCCCGCCGGATGCTGATCAGCTGCTCCTGCAACGACTCCACAATAGAAGAAGCCACAGTCACCGCCGGCTTCCCCCCGTTCGAGGGAATCTCCGGGCTGGGAACCGCCGGCGGCTTAACGGAACTACTGTTCCGCATTGGCCTGATCTTCTCTGCCATCCGTCTTCCGTCCTTCGTCCATCGTCTTTCGTCCTTCGTCCTTCTTCAATCCCAGGTACTCCTTCGCCTGCGCCGCCGTCTTTAGCGCCCACTCGCCGATCGTCTCCTCGTTAAATCCATACTCCTCTTTTAGCACCTTACCACCCGCCGTCATGATCGCCATGATCAGCCGGTTCATATTAGCCGAGATTATTGTCTCATGTAGGGGCGAGTCGCCGACTCGGCCGGACTGACTCGCCCGGCTCGCCTTCTGTCTGCGCCCTTTCATTATTTCTTTTTCCTCCTGAATGCCTTCAATACCCTCAAGTCTCCCCAATATGGTCGCATCCCTTCCTCAACATCCAGAAAATTCCAGATTTTCGCCGTTTTCAGGCACTGGATATTGATAAGTTCCAGGAACATCGTCAATTTGTGCCAGACCAAATATATTTCATCGTGAATACCTCTTTCCTGGCGTTCTACAATGACCACATACCCGAACTGGCTATTGCGTGGATTAAGATCCACAATCCGGACCGGGAAGGGCCCGAGCCAATATACATCGCCTAGCTGGGGCTGGACTCCTCCCATCTTCCAAAGTAAAACCCCGGATACTTCAGCCAGCGGCGGGCCTTCCCACGTTCCCTTTCCGTCATCAGTCACTGTAACAGTTGCATATTTTGTCATCATAACGAACCTCCCATCTATCTAAAAATAACATTCCACGGACGTCTTCGCTCCGCACTTTCCAACCTTCCAACGTTCAAACTTTCTTCCCGTCTTTCCTTCTCCTTCTGTATTCGCTCGTCCAGCGGGCTGGCGATGGCACCGATCTCTGGGTGGATAGTTACCGTCCGGCACCTACAATTAATTGTCTGGCTTGCCGGCCCCGCCGGGTCGTGCGGGTGCATCAGCTCCGCCCCTCCTACTACAAACGGTTTATCCACATCCACCACCTGTCCATGCGCCGCCAGGTGCGAGGCCCGCGTCCTGCCGTCGCCCGTGGCCACCCACTGCTTTTGCAACCCTGGGAACAGCTGCGCCGACGCGTTCTGCTGGCTCTGCGTCGCCAGGCTGAACGCCCGCATCGTCTCCGTCCGGAAAATCATCTCAGCCCGGTACGCAATGCCCGTGGCCGTCATCTTCTTGCCAGCCTTCAATCCCAGGATGCGCGTAATCTCCTGCATGGCATCCATCGTGGAACGATTCCCCAGCGCTGCGATGCGGATCTGCGTATTGATCTTGCTCAGCATCCCGCTGGTGATGTTTTTGATCAGGTCCGCCGAGAAATCCAGCAGCACGTTCACCTGCGCCTGGCTAGGCTGGAAGAATGCCGCCTGGAAGCCAGCCGCCGCCAGCGGCTCGGTCACCGATTGCGTCCCCAGCGTGTACCCATCTCGCAGGCTCTCCCCAGCCAGCGCCATCAGCTGCCGCTCGTACTCCTGGATCATCCGCTCCAGGTTGGCCGACAGCTCCTTCAACCTGAAAGCCGTAAACGAAGTGACGCCATCAGCCCGCAATAGCTCGCCAGCGATCTGGTTCTGCAATTGGCGCAGCATCTCCATCGCCCGCCGCACCGTCTCGGACTCCATGCTGCCGAAGCGCCGCACGATCTCATTCAGCTTCTTTGCGTACAGCTTCTTCTTACTTGGCATTTAGCCTTCCAGTTTCGATGAAATGCAAAAGAGCCTCATCAGTAATTTGCTGGTTTTTCCCGTTACTCTCCAGCGCTCGCTCGAGCATTCTCGTCAACCGCTCGTTGCGCGCCTTCTCCCCTTCCAGCGCCTCCCCAATCTGCTCCTCCTTGAGCGCCTCCATCTCCGCCGCCGGGTCCACCTCCACCCCGATCTCACCCATCAGCTTTGCCCAAGCCGTGGCCGCCGTTTCATGCCGGATCCACCCGGAGTCTTCAGCTGACAGCAGTGCCGCCGCGAACTGGGCCAGCGCCGCCGCAAAGCGGCTCACGTCCTTGGCCGTCATCTCCGGCATCTGGATATCAATAACCCTGGACTCTTCCTCATCGTCAGCCGGTTTCCACCTGCCGGCGATCTCCGCCTGGTCTCTGGCGAACTGGCACATCCGCAGGAACATTCCTTTGACGACCGCCTGATCGTCTTCCAAACTGCGCCAGGTTGGGTCTCCCTGCGCCTCCGCCGTCGCCCGGTTCGTCTCGTCGCCGTAGCCGAACCAGTGTCGCGGCAGCCCGCTCCCTCCCAGCACCAGCGTCAGCAGCGCGTTATACGTATCGATCGTCCCTTGCTGTTTCAAGTCCGGCGCCTTCATCTCCCACGTCTCAGCACTGTTATGGACATTGACCGAGCCCTTCTTCGGCGGCTTGGCCCGGATCGCCTGCTCACGCTCTTTGACCACTTTCGGGTCAGCATTCTCCAGCGTCACGTCCCACGAGAAATAACCACCCATCTGCTCCCGGTCCGCCAGTGCGAACAGCGTCTCATCGGCCTGGTCGAGCCAGTCTGCCACCTGCAGCAGGTCAGAATAGCCCCGCGGCTGGTTGCTCACCGAGTTAACCTTCTCAAAGAAACACGACCCGCTGTAATCCGTCAAGCCAAACGATGCTAGCATCTTCTCTTCCCACGGCTCCAGGTTGGCCTGCTCCGCCATCACCAGCTTGCCAGGCTGCTTCGCCTCGACGATATTTCCATCCGCGCCGGCGAAGGGCTGGTCTTCCCGGATGATGCGATAGACTCGATCCTTATCGCTCTCCTTCATCCAGGTTATCCCGGTATTCGTGGCCCCCTTCACCACCACCGCCCACATCTCCATCGAATTCTCAGGGTGGGTGACCACCTCCTTGATGCTGCCAGGGTCGATATATCCCAGGCTGGCCTTTCCATCCGCCTGGCGCACGTAAGCCGGGTAACACTGCTCCCCAAACAGGAACAGCTGCAATGTGAACTCCTTCGACCGCCTGGGCAGCTGGTTATCCGTCCAGAACTCGGTCAGGAGCGCTTGCAGTTTCTCATCGCCGCTCTGCGGGTGGACTCCACTCCCCAAAATATAGCCGCGTTTGATCACCAGCACCCGCTTGGCCACCGGGTTGCTCTGCCACAGCGACCACACCGTATCGATGATCGCCCCATGATCCATCTTGGTGAAATCCCTCAGCGCCGCCGTGGTCGTGCGCTTGTAGCCGTATTTCTTGGTCGTCCCGCTGACCGGCTCGTCCTCCCCCCCATCGCTGTACCCGGACTCGTACGCCCTGGCCATCGCCTGGCTATATTCGCTCTTGCTGATCCCCCCCAGCCGCTCGATGATCCGCTCCCCAATGGTCACTTTATTAGCCATAATTCACCTCAAATTCTGAACATATAATGCTAGTTATCAGTCTTCTGATAACCGTTATTGACCCAATCTCCCCTCTCCTGAAGCGGTTTTTCCTTCAGGAGAGGGGCCGGGGGTGAGGCCCTATCCCGCCGAAAACTCCGAAGCATTGATGATAAAAGAATCCTCCTCAGCCGTCTCACACGTCCCAGTCCCAATCCATTGGTGGTACCAGGTCCCCGACTCATTCCCCGCGACATCCTTGTGATAGTTACCCGTGGAATCCTTGGTAATCTCCGCCAGCGCATAAGTGTACGTCACAATCCCGCCGCGCGGCTTCTTGACCTTCAAAGTCACCGTGGTCGGGTCCGTCGCTACCCCGCCAACGGTAAATAAAGCCGAGAGTCTGATCGTTTTGCCTTTATCGTATGCGTTTGACATAATTCACCCGTTAATCGGAATTACTATTCCGCATCGTCCTCAATCGCCACATTGCCAACTTGCACATCCGAGAGCCCGGCAGCCGTGCGCGCTGCATCCAGGAGCGTTGCCAGCCCTGGAACGCTCACCGCAGCCGGGCTGACCAGAATCCCCGAATAACTCCACAACAAATGCTGTCGATCAGCTTGAGCGACTGCACCATCCGGAAATGGTATGCCCGCCGTCCAGACCTCCTCAAAATCCAAACAGGATGACCGTTTCGCAGCCGTATCGATTGCCATTTAAGGCCCGGTCCCCAGCTCGCCTTTCGTAAACGTTGTAGTATCGTCGCTGTCTGTAGCTTTCTGATCTACGGTCGTTCCATCATCAGCGTACAGTTTGCGCTCAGTCGCTGTCTGGGTTTTCTTATTGCGCCAGGCTTTGTACATGTAACCAATTTTGGCTGCCAGAGAAGCGGTTACAGCCGGCGCGCCTTGCCCGGGTTCTGCGTAAGTATCCACATTCAACGCGTCCACCACTTCGGCATTCACCTGGGCAGCGGAGAGATTGTTCAGGGCTGATATCTGCGCTGGAATGGTCGTGCCTGTATCGGTCAGAATGTCTCCTACCTCCGTATCGACTGCGGCCAGGATTGCCGCCACTTCTGTATCCAGGAAGTTATCAACAACATCCAGAGCCGCCGCTGTTGCCAGATTATCCCGTAACGCTTGCAAGCTATCAGTCGCACGATCATAAACTGCTGTGCCGTCATCCATCATCTGATCGATGTACGTCCCGGCAGGGATAGCGGGGATGCCCGTGGCTGTCAGAGCGACGTGATCTAGGTTGTTCGCCACCAGCGCATCATTCGCTTCGCTCTCTACTTCCGCGTCCCACGCCGCGTTCCAGGGAATTGCAGTCAATCCCGCGCCTGCTGCGCCGATCACCGCCGTATCTACCAGAATAGAATCGACGTTCGCATCAACCACCGCCAGGGCTGCGTCAAGAGTCGTGCCTGTGTCTACTAAAATGGCATCCACGTTTGCATCCACAACCGCGAGGGCAGCATCTAAAGTCGTACCCGTGTCGGTCAGAATTGCCGCCGTGTCAGCCTTGACTGCCGCGATAGACGTTGGGTAGTCATCGGTCTGAAGTTCGTTTGTGTCAGCCAGAATTGTAGCCGTCTCTGCCTTGATTGCGATAATGTCAGCCGCAATGTCTACACCTGCGGCATTAGTAATTACCGCAGCAATGATCGCATCCAAGTCAGCCTCAAGGGTTGTGCCTGTGTCGGTCAGGATTGCGGCTGTATCTGCCTTCACTGCGATGATATCAGCGGCAATGTCAGTTCCGGCAGCGTTGGTTATAACCGCCGCGATAATGGCGTCCAGATCAACCTCAAGCGTTGTGCCTGTGTCAACTAGAATATCATCTACCACTCCATCAACCGTGGTAATCATCGCCGCCAGATCGCCCGCCGTCTGCGACGTGCTGTTGACGTGGGTCGCATTGGCCTGGTTGATCTGCACCCCTTCCGGCAATTTGATGATAAAAGTATCATCGGCATCGGGAACCACGTTCCAGTTCGGCACGACCGCCGCCTGCTGGTTGCTGCCCGTGTAGTCGCTGATCACACGCGCTTCAACATTACCGTCAATCGTGGCGATGCAGACCATACCGTTGTAATAATCATCCACAGCCGACGCGCTGGCGTCCAGGGTGATATAGCCCGCCGCCCCGCCCGCCGATGTGCCGCTCCGAATTGTGACCAGCTTGCGCGGATACAAGACAATCGGCGTGGTCTTCATGCCAGAGGTGGCACTCTTACTGATAATGGCTATCACGTCGGCAGTCACCTCCGCTGCGGTCAGCAGCAAATACCACATGCCAGAAGTGGTGGCGATCTCCGTGGCCTCGTTGGTGCAGTCGGCAAACGTGTCGCCATTCAGACTGACTTCCGAATCAGGCGTGGTTGCCGCCGAAACTAAGTCGCCATCTGCGTCGAAATATGGGAACACGATCCCAAACGGTACGCCGTAAATCGGATAAGGCAGAGCATTGTTTCTCAGTCCAGTTACTTCAGCCATAATTC